AATGATGTTGAAGATTTAAAAGATAAAGTTAGAGCAAATGGAAAGAGTGCACACTAATGACAGAGTTGATTGTAGCTTTACTTATGATTGTACACGGAGAGATTAAGGAAGCCCGTATACAACCAACAATGTCTGATTGTTTGAAAGGCAAGCGTGTCGCAAAACGTGCATCTAAGTCACACATAAAATATCAATGTATTAAATCAAAAGCAGAACTTGAAGAAAATATAGATGGATCTTTGTCGATAAAAAAGCTAATATTAGAGTAATGGTAAAAATACAGGCAGAAGTAGTTAATGGTGAATGTCCTACATGCAGTGAAATAACAATGTTAGTTAGTCTATCTCCTGAATTATATAGATGTATGAACTGCGGTGCAGATTTACAACAACACGTCAATGGTAAGATAACTTATTTACCTGTGTTAACGGCACGTGAAGATGGCGGCGTACCAGTCGTAAAGGATTGGTTAAAGTAATTGGCCAAACAAAAATTCACACACTTCATACCTCGAGATAAACCCAAGAAACGTGGACCACGGCAACATAAAAAAAATCTCAACAAGAACGAGAAACGTCAAAAAAAATTAACAAGATACAAAGGCCAGGGTTGACAGACCTAACATAATATCCTATAAGAAAATATAGAAAGGTAATATGAAAGAAAAAAAAATAATAATAACTAGTAAAGACATTACACAAAAACAATGGTCTAATCTTGTGTTAGAATTAAATTTGATTAAAAAATCCTGGAAAAGTTATGCGAAGATAGAGCTACAGGGACCGGGGATCAAAAAGATTATACAATTTGGAAATAGAATCGGGGGAGAGGATGCAAAAGAAGATAGATGATGCTGCTGCTATGTGGAATAAAACCAAAGATCCTAAATACAAAGATCTTTGGTACAAACTAATAAAGGAGTATGTAAGTGGATCTTATAATTTTAAACGACGGGATGTATCAATTAGTTCCGTTAACAAAGCAGATGATGGAACATATGTCTTTATTGGTAAAAGAATTAGACCTGTTTGATCTTTGTGATATCGTAAGATTAAAACTTACGACATATCACGACTACCCTATCAATGCTCATGTCATGAATGATGGCAGCGGACATTTTTATGGTTGTATACAAAATTAATGGCCCATTGGTCTTTGTAGTCCTTCGGGAATATGCGCTGTAAGATGCGTTAGATATAATGCCGGGTGAGACCTACCGGCAGCCATAATGATTATGTTTCTGTAATTGGTTGACAATAAAATTTTACGTGAGCGTATACTTTGTTGACAGTTTCTGGACCCATTTCTGCTAATTTTTTAGAAGACTCTCCATAACCAAACTGTAAACATTCATACATTGTATTAAATCTTTGAGGCCACTCAAAAGGTTCTATACATTGACCCGACATTCCAGAACACATTATTAATATTAAAACAAATTTCATTGACACCTATTGTATATTGTGAGATAAATCCCATATGATAAATCTAAGAAAGGAGTATATCACATGACCGATATAACTAAATATAAAAACGTATCCCTGAGTCATAAAACATATGATCTCATCGATAAGATAAGAAAAGTAATACAACCAGACACAGTTTTAAGTAGATCACAAACTATAAGTATTTTAGTAAATGAGAAAGCGAGGAAACTAAATGGAAAAGTCAAAGAAAAGTAAAATAATCTGTCCTACCTGTAAAGGTAATGGATTTGTAAGAGTACCATATCAATTAGTAAAAGAAGAAGTACATGCAAATTGTGGTGTATGTGATTCGGAAGGAGAAGTATATCCAGAAGATGCTGAGGGAATTATCATAGACTCGGATGGAATACATAGAATACAATGACACTAGAAAATAAAAGAGGACCCAACGATCTAGAAGAACAAATAGATATGTTGACTAAACAAAAAGAATTTTTACAATTTAAATGCCGACAAGCAGGAAAAGCAATCCTTGAGTTGGAGGTTATGAAAGAAAATCTATCTAAAGTTGTAGACGCTCTTACAGAAGAAAACAATAATCTAAAAACAATGATGGGTAGAAAAAATGGAAAATGAAAAGAACGAGGTGACATACGGAGTACTTAATTGGGGCCCGTGTGTTATGCAATTAAAGATAAGTGATTCGTTTAAAGATAAGTTATTAAAAGGTGCCGAAGATGCACGTAGTAAAAACTTAGGATACCAGGATAAACTTGCAGGTATCATAAAAGAAGAATACATGTATGAAAGGATACAAGACTTTTTACCAGAGATATCACAAGTATTAGGAGTCTATGATCAAGCTTTTCAGAAATTTAAAAATGAAAAGTACAAACAAAAACCAGAATACCTTTTAACTACGTTGTGGGTAAATTACATGAAGAGGCATGAGTTCAATCCACCTCACGATCATTCTGATCAATTGTCATTTGTTATATTTTTAAAAGTACCAGAAGAAATAAAAGAAGAGCAAAGAAAATATGTTGGTAAGTCTGGTGGACCCGGAAGTTTATCTTTTGTTTATGGTGAAGGAAGCAGACAAGCAATTACGTACCAATCTGTAATTCCTAACGAGAACGATATGTTTGTTTTTCCTGCGTGGTTAAAACATTATGTTTCACCTTTTTATTCTGATGTAACAAGAATTTCTGTGTCAGGTAACATTGCTGATGCTATACCGTTAAACCAAATTAAGAGACATGCAGAACAACTGACGGTTAATGCAGAAAAAGTAGAAGCACAGAACAATGACAAGTGAGACTGATATAGCGTATATTGCAGGATTGTTTGATGGCGAAGGTCATATACAATACAAACAATACATGCGTAAGAGAAAGCATAATAAGAAACCATACCTCACCTGGCAGATAAGATTAGAAATGGCTATGACTGATGAGTCTACGCTAAGATATATACATGAAGTATTAGGAGTTGGAACTGTTAATAAAAGAAAGAACGGTAGAGGCTCTCTTGGTAGAAAACAACAATGGCGTTGGCAATGTGGTTTTAGAGACGCGTATTATGTTGCGAGATTGTTTTGGCCATACTCACATACTAAGGTAGATAAAATTCAAAAGATCATTGATCACTACGGTGATAGTAAAGTGATGAATGGTAATATTGTAAATTTAGAAGCTTATAAACTATGGATGAGTGTTGAATGACAGCTGCGTATGGAATAGGATTTTTTGCAATTGGTATGTTAGGCATAGTCATTGGCGGATTTATAGCTTGGTGGATTATAAACTATAATGAAAAGAATAAATAAATTTGAGTACCCGACATCTACGCGGGCATTGATCAATGGTAAAAGGCACTATGACATAACAGGTCAGAAGCTGCCATCGGTAACCACTATCCTATCTGCAACACAGTCGGAAGAGAAGAGAAAGAGTCTTGCCTCCTGGAGAGAAAGAATGGGTCCGCAGTATGCAGACAGAATCAGAGACATATCGGCAATGCGTGGTACAGCCATGCACAAGTACCTTGAGTGTTATATTGACGGAACAGGGCACAAGGACCTGACATCGATAGGTAAGGAAGCCGAACCTATGGCTAAAAAGATAATAGAATCAGGGCTCGGGGACCTGGAAGAAGTTTGGGGCCAAGAAGTTACCTTGTACTATCCTGACCTATATGCGGGGGCCACGGACATTGTGGGAGTTTATGGCGGGAATGAGGCAATCATAGATTTTAAACAGACAAACAAACCAAAGAAAAGAGAATGGATAGATGACTACTTTTGTCAATTGGGTGGGTATGCAATGGCCCATAACTGTGTATACGACACTAAAATACAATCTGGAGTGATTCTAATGTGCAGTAAAGATTTATTTTTTCAGAAGTTTGAGGTTACCGGAAAGGAATTTGTGGGCTACCAACACGAATTTTTGAAGAGGGTAGATCAATATTATAAAAATGTACCAAGTCAAAAAGAGGCAAAAGATACAAAAAATGATTAAAAACTCCAGTGTTTTATTGAGTAATTTCATCATGGGGTGTTTGTATACTATTTTCTGTATAAAAAAACAAAATCATTTTTATTTTTTTTTAAAACCGGTTACAAAGGATACAAATTCTAGAAGTGTTATATACCAACACTTATTCGCTCAAATTTGTATCTTAGAGCAGGATACAATTGGATACAAAAGATACAAATGTTTAAAAAAGCAAGCAATAGCAACGATTTAAGGGTCGCGCGCATATGAATTACATTTTTAATTTAAAAATATCTGAGACAGGTAGTATACTGCGACCATGAGAAGGAAAAAGAAATCAAAGTTTAAACACGTCGTGATCGGTTCGAAGAAGTATTATTTTTATCGACTAGAGTGGATTGATATAACCGGGGATGCAGGCCATGCATCAGTCGAAGAATTTGATAAATTCGAATGCAGCAAAATGATAACGCATGCATACATATACAAAAGAACTTCCAAGTTCGTTTGGACATTCGCATCATATGAAGATAAAGACGTTTCATTTTCAGACCGTAATATATTTCCTGTGGGGTGTATTGTTAAATTAGAAAAGATTACTCTTTGACAAGTTGTAATCGTTCTTCCTTTAGTTCTCTTAGACGTTTGATCTCTTGTAGTTTTTCATCTTTAGTTAGATCATTTAGGTTACCGTGTAGATGTATATCTACAAATTGACCGGTAGCTTTACCAATTAAATTCTCATATCCCAGTGCCTTTTCTATCTTACCTTGATCTACTAGTGCCTGAGATAATACTTGTTGTCTTCTGACATAATTAGTTTTTGTAACAGTAAACGCTCTGTTTACTTCATTACCTCTGTGCTGGAGATATCTTAATACTTTTGGATTAGACATAAGACCAGAAGCTTCCTGGATAGCATACTTCTCCGCATAGCCAGCAGCTATGGCTGCATCTTTGTAGGTGGTTCTACCCTCATTCATAATTAAATATTCACAGAACCTACGTTGCATCTCTGTAAGTTCTTGAGGATAGGCTGCCTTCTTTTTGACAATTTCTTGACTCATGCTTGCAATATAGCTGTATCTAGGATATATATCAACCCCTATGAAAGCGAAAGAATTAAGACAATTTTTAGATAAATTTTTAGTATCCCCCACAGCACAACAAGCAAGAGTACAGATTGAGATGCCTAATGGAGAAAAATTAGATGTAATGGAAATTCAACTCTTGGAATCTAGAATGATTGGTGATAGAGACACACACATTCTAAACATAAAAGGTGTTAAACTAGGCGGAACTTGGAAGATGCCAAAGATTGTCGGCAAGCTCTAAACCCGAGAGGTATACCACTTGAAAAAAGAGAAGGATTTGTGGCGTGAGCTTAAAGGAATTAAAAGTAAAATTAGTTGGACAAGACTGGAAAACCGTAGCTTATTGGGCACTCCCGATCTATTGGGTTATAATGATCTTGGCAGGTTTTTCACTGTTGAATTGAAGTATACATTAGTATACAATTCAGAAAAAAATAAGGGCAAAATACGCTTCTCACCCCACCAAATTAGTTTCCACGTGAAACATAATTTAAATACATTTATTCTTGTTGCTTGTTCCCCGGACAAGGGGAAGGTTCGCTTGTACCCTGGTCATCGGATCCTGGAGCTTGTTGACTCTGGCTTGAAGCTTGAGCCTTTGAGGGAAGGCTTGGAACCTGCGGTTCGTCTGCTTGAGAGCTTGGACGCTTGAAAGCTTGAGCTCTAAGTTTACGAAGCTCAGCATAATATTTCGGGTGCCGGAATTCATGGGCCACGGCTAGTGTTTGCCGTAGCTAATATTAGGCGTTGATCTGTCCCAACATTGTCGACAATCCCCACACTTGCCGCCCTGCTTGGGAGCCGGGCAGCTGGCGCCGCCCGTGCTTGTTACAGTGGAAGTCCAAGGCCAGAATTTAACTGGTCCCTGGTCCACCATGTGAGAACTCATTCGAATAATTAAATTTTTTGGAACTGTCCCGGGTTCAAGATCTTTTAAAAATTGCGCTTCTCTAGTTGGCATCCAGTGCATAGTGCCAGGCGTTTGTTTACAAACTTCAAAAATTTTTTCTAGATGCTCCATGCTTTGGATGTCTCCGGCGTCGTGCCATCTAAACCAGCGCTGGTTTTTAATTTGTGTTACCATCGCAGTGATCCAGGTTTTATTTTTTAATTTTTTTAATCTTACATATTGAGCAGCTTTTATTGCTTTGTATCTTGTATAGTTACCCTTCAGAGCGTAACAGCTAGCGCAAACGCTGCCTTTAATTTTTCTAAGCTTGCTGCCCGTTTTGCATTCCCATGCTGGCAGACTATAAGATAGCCCCGGCATCTTGGACGTTCGAGTCAGTGACCCGGTTAACTTTTTTGCTTGTTTTACTTTCATAATGTTCTCACTTTCTAAAATCCCATAATATACCAGCTTGCGGGCTTGTCAACTAAAAAATTTTTAAGGCTTGAAATTTTCCGGGCGGGCCCACCCCAAAAAATAAAGCTTGCGGCTTGGAGCTTGTGGCTGTTTACGTCAGGCCCGCAGGGCCATATAACCACTGATCCCAGGTCCTGCCTCCGAGGTTCCCAGCTGGACTCTCTTGACAGGACCAGGGATCAGGCGCGGATTCTCTGGCATTGCTAAGAGGCCGTCTGCCACGCTTTGATCCTACTTGCTTTTGTAGGTGCAAGTCCCCAGAATATTTTCGAGTTTTGAATAGCGATAAATATACAAAAAGGCTATGCATCCCACAATATCCTATTGACAGGGGTTGTCAACTAATATATAAATTTATTTTTAACAAACAAAAGAAAGCGAGAAAACATGACTAAAAGCACAATGCAAAAATGGCAGCGGGATCATTTTGTTTCAGAGTTAAACCGAAACTATGACCCGTTAATTAACGCTGCGGAATTGAAATTAAAATCAATAGAAGCAGAAGCAATAGAGATAGCAGAAAAAAATCTGGCAGATGATATTGGAGCAACACCAATTATTGAGGAATTGCAGGAAGCTATTGAAACTGTAAAAAGTAAAATGAGTAAAGCGGCCAGGTTCTTTAATAAAACCAAACACGCGAAAAAAGATATCAACTATAAATTTAAAGAAAAAGAGTTTGATATTTTTAGCAGTTATGGTTCTAATAAAATAACCCCGGATGACTGTTGGGAACAGATTAGAGAATGGGCCGGGGATTTTGCGCGGGCAAAAATTAAGAAAACACCCGAGGGCAAAATACTTGCAACATTGGAGGAAAACAAACGGGCTTCATATAAAGAGATTATGGAAGCAGGAAGCCCGGATAGTTTAAAAGCTACGTTGCATAGTAACTTGCAAAAAGACGGCTTAAGTTGGAATAGAGAAGTTAAGGCACTACCCCCAACTGACCAAACAATTAATTAAAATAACACTTGACTACAATCTGGGATTAATATACATTAATCCCAGATACAAAAAGTATCTAGAAAGCGATAAATAAATGATAACAAACAAACAATTCACTATCACTTATTATAGTGCCAGTGATAAAAAAACAATCACAAGAAAAGCACTTTGGACAGATCAAAGTAAGTATTGGATCTCAAAAGGTGGCAGAACTTTAATGACTTATTTTGATCTCGATCAAGATGGTTATAGAACTGCCAGTGATACTTGGACAATAGGGTTATAATTATGACAGATAAATACATGATTATTCACGAGAAGTCTTATCAATACACAACCCCAATGTACTCAATCTATAATGCAGAAGTTTATAGTTTAACAGATGCAGTTAAAAAAATACTTGCTCTTGATACATTGAACGAGGACAGGAAAAGAAATTCCTATCACTTACAGAAAGTTAATTTTAGTGCAATTGAAAAACCACTACCATTAACTGAAGAGGTGACTGAGGATCATCAACCAGAACAGGATCAACTTCCGTTCTAGTTAATATCGCTTGGCCCTGGGGGGTGAGGCTAATCCCAGAGGGCCATGCAGTAACTGCATAGGATATTGCCATAATATCCCATGCAGGTATTGCATACCTTTTCCCACAATATCCCATGCAAAAACTGCATAGCTCAAGCTTGAAAATACGGGGTGGGCCCACCCCCAGTGCAATCGATAGAGGTACCAGGCCCAATGACATTCTAGATCGCAAAACAAAAAGGCAATACCCCCCTGCAGACAAAAGGGATCCTAAGTCTGTCTATAGTTGAAGATTTAGACGATTATGGTATATGTTTTGAAAACATATTCTTGATATGCAAAACGAAAAAAATATTATAAAAAAATTTGACGGATTGACTCCGGAAGAAAACTCCAAACTAATAGAACTAGAACGAAGCGTAGCTTTAGACGATGCTCGTCCCCACATTGAGAGAAACTTCTTGAGTTTTGTAAAGTATGTGTGGCCTGAATTTATAGAGGGGTCCCACCATAAAATTATTAATAAAAAATTTAATCAACTCGCTCAGGGCAAGATTAAACGTCTGATCATAAACATGCCGCCAAGACACACAAAGTCGGAGTTTGCCTCATACTTACTCCCGGCATGGATGATCGGTAAGAATCCAAAACTAAAAATAATTCAAGCAACACACACAGCAGATCTTGCAATTGACTTTGGTCGTAAAACTAAAAATCTTGTAGACCAAGAAAACTACAGAGAACTTTTTGATACAAGACTCCAAGAAGATTCTCAGGCTGCTGGTAAGTGGAAAACAGAACAAGGCGGTGAATACTTTGCAGCCGGTGTTGGTGGAGCAATCACAGGTCGTGGTGCTGATCTACTAATTATTGATGATCCACACAAAGAACAAGATATTAGAAAAGACAGTAAGTCTTTTGAAAAAGCAATTAATTGGTACACATCAGGTCCACGTCAACGTTTGCAGCCTGGTGGTAGAATTGTAATTGTAATGACCCGTTGGTCTACAAAAGATATTACAGGTCAATTACTCAAGGCTCAGGGAGAGGAGGGATCTGATCAATGGGAGGTTGTAGAACTACCTGCTTTGATGCCAACAGGAAAACCTGTGTGGCCAGAGTATTGGACATCTGAAGAATTACTCAGAACTAAAGCATCTATTCCTGTAAGTAATTGGCTGGCTCAATATATGCAGCAGCCAACAGCCGAAGAAGGGGCTCTTCTAAAAAGAGACTGGTGGCAAGATTGGACAGAAAAATACCCACCACCTATAGATTATATTGTTCAATCCTATGATACAGCATTTACTAAAAAAGATACCGCAGATTATAGTGCCATAACCACGTGGGGTGTATTTACAACCGAGGACAATGGACAGAATATTATATTATTAAATGCATTTAAGGATAGATTTGAGTTTCCTGAATTAAGAAGGGTAGCACAACAAGAGTATTTAGATTGGCGTCCTGACATGGTTATAGTTGAGGCTAAGGCATCTGGACTGCCTCTGACCCATGAGTTGAGACAGATGGATATCCCAGTTATTAACTTTACTCCCAGTAAAGGAAATGATAAACACGCTAGAGTAAACTCCGTTGCTCCGCTTTTTGAGAGCGGAAAAATATGGGCGCCTATGCACGAACATTTTGCACAGGAAGTTGTAGAAGAATGTGCGTCGTTTCCATTTGGAGAACATGATGACTATGTCGATAGTACGACACAAGCCATTATGAGAATTAGACAGGGTGGTTTGGTTCGACATCCTGAAGATTACCAAGACGAGCCTATTGTAAGAGGACACGTAAAGTATTATGGCTAAAAGAGAAGTAACAAATTTAATTATAAATCTATTTTCAAAATTAGGTGGGAACATGAACAATGTCCTTGGTTCCCGGTCCAACATTACTTTTTTAGGAAAGGGTAAAAATCCTGAAGGGTTCATCGACTCTGACATCAATATCGAGGCAATAGGTGTTCTAGGTAAAAATAAAATTTTAGAAGAGTTAGAAAGTTCTATGGGCTACTTAACAGCTGGTAAACTTAACGACGTTCAAGCAAATAAATTACTTTCTAATATGACAAAGATTGATGACGTATTCAATCCTAAACAAGTTCCAAACATCACGGACCTGGCAACAGGGACCAGGAACCTGGATCAAGAAGGTCTAATGTCTCTAAGATCAAAAGTAGATGACATAGACTTGCCAGAAGGTGTTGATCCAAGAGATACAATATTACCATCAAGTATGATAGATGATCTACCACCACCAGGTTCACGTGGTGGACCAGATGATATTGCAGCACCAATTCAAGATGCTGAAACAACAATTAGAAATTTAGAAAAACAAGATCCTGCAATTGCAGCACAATTTAGATCTGTGGTAACTAATCAAGGCGATGCTCCGGGTAAACGTGGTGTTGCTAGAGAATTTTTAGTAGAGGCGTTAAAAGAGGATGACCTTGCAAAAGGCGGAAATACTTTTAGTGACTTTGTATCTGCAGAAGATATAAAATATATTACAGAGGGCGGTGGCGGCATCGCTGGTGATCCAGTCGTATTGGTTAATAAATACTTTGGTCCAAGAATTGCAGAAATGCTTCCAACAAACGCTAGCTCAGAAGAGATTGCGATATTTACAAAAAGAGTTTTAAACAACGTAGTAGATGCTGCAGGCAATAGACCAGACAGTCCTAGGTTCGACAGATTGACTGCAACGTTTATTGACGAAGTGCAAGATTTTGCTAAAGGCGGACTAGCTAAGATCCTGGAGGTCTAATGGCTGTTGATATCAATAAAGTTCAAGAGATATATGCAAGTTATTTTACAGGTGGTGGCAAACGATCTGGTTTAGACGCAAAAACTATTAAATTAATTTTAGATACATATGAAACTGAAAAATTAGGTCCCGATCAAATAGTAAAATTTTTAAAAGAAAAACATAATAAAGATATTGGAAGATCTACTATTAGTAGAATTTTAACAACAGGAAGAAATCAGAATATAATAAAACCAATTGCTTTAAAAGATTTTAAATTTTTTGAAGAGTCTAGAAGAACAGAACCTAGATTTAATTCTATACGAGAAATAACTAATATAGACAGAACAAGAAACCCAGATATTCCGGCAGGTGCAAAATTTAAAGTTGAGTTTGGAAGACCTAATTTAGATGTTAAAACAACTGCCATACCTGAAGAGTTTATAGGTCTTAAATATTTTAATACTAGAGAAGAGGCGGAGACTGCTTTAGATAAAAGAAAAAACACTAGTTTTAGAACCCCTGCAGGAGATCCAGAAGAAGTATCATACAAAAGAAATAAACGAAGATATGAAAATGTAAAAGCAGTTACAAAAGGTGCTAGTGAATTAGATAAACAAAATATTAAAAAAATACAGGGTGGTATATCAGCGATAAATGATTATTTTCAAAATAAACCAGAGTTAATTAACACTACTCCTTTTGGTCAAAATGTAAAAGCTATGATGGCTATACGTTTAGATAAAGATACAGGTAATTTTTATTCTAGATTAAAATCAGATGATTATTATTTACAGAAAGCAAAAGATGGACGTCTGTTTGATCTTTTTGATGTTAGTCCAGTGGCTAAAAGAAAACGAGGCGGAAGATATCCAACTAATGTAAACATAACACCTAATCAATTTAACAGAGCTTTTGTACAGAGTCAGTTAACAAATTTTTTTAACAAAGGTGTTAACGAAGAAACAGCGGCACAGTTAGATGGTATTTTAAAAGAAAGAAATATACGTGTTGAACTTCCAAACGTTGGTAGAGTAGGTGCTGCAGCAGATGTAGCTTATGATAGTAAAACAGGTTCTTTTCCTAGAATTTTAAAAACACTAGAATCGATGGAAGCACCTGATGAAATAAAAAGTTTATTTATAGATATAAGAAAAGATGCTGGGAATAATGGACCTATTTGTAGTTTAGTTAGAACTAAAAAAGCAAATGGTGGAACAATAAGTTGTGTCGACGCTGTTGAAGAAGCAATACAAAAGGAGCCAGAAAAATTAGTAAGAGATGCAAGTAAAATAGATAAATTTAAAAACTCAGCGACAAAACTTTTACAAAGTCCATTTCTAAGAGGAGCTGGTATGTTTGGTGCATTTGCTGCAGCAGGTGCAGCAACAGCAGGCGTTGTTAAAAAATTTATGAACGACGATCCAGAAACTTATTTATCAAATGAAGACCAACAAAAGAATTTGTTAATTGATATGGTGACAGGATCATTGGATGATACACCACAAGAAAGACCTCCAATATTAGATTATCAATTACCGGTATTAGGAGCTAGCGCTGTGGCTGGAACTGCAGCAGTTGCACCATCTACAATTGAAGCTGCAACATCTAGAAGATTTGGAAAAAAACCATCTGGAATTACAAAGACAGCATTAAAAACTTTAGGAAGAGGTTTAGCAACACTTGGAACTCCAGCAGGTTTACTTGCAACTGAACCATTATTTTTAGCGGGTCAAGTTCAACAAGGAGATTCGTTAACCGACATTGCAACCAATCCAATGAATTATTTAGGAGCTGCTTTTGCAGGTCCTGTAACTGACTTTGCTACAAAAGGAGTAAGTCCTGCGATTGCAAAAACAATGAGACTTGGGATTAGTCCAAGTGTATTAAAAACTGTATCTAGAAGATTTGGATTACCGGGTCTTGCATTATCTGCTGGTATTAGTGGGTATGAGTTATTTGACGATTATAGAAACAAAAGAGGTATGTTTAGTGAAGAATAAAACTCTTGTTGTAAATATGCAACACGTCAAATTTAAAGCGATACCCCCTTTGAAGGGCCCTGATCCACAAGGGTTGAATCTTCCCACAAAACAAGTTAGAAACATAGAGAACTCGGAGAAAATAAATGGCAGATATAGACAAAGCTCTTCCAAACGTAGAGACTGAAATTAAAGTACCTGGCGAAGAAGAAATCGCAGTTGCTGAACAAGAAACTATTCAAGAACAAGTTGGTCCTGAAGACGTACAAATTACTCAAGAAGAAGATGGGGGAGCTACAATTAGTTTTGACCCAGAGGCAGTTAACCAACCTGGAACAAATTCACATTTTGATAACTTAGCAGAACTTTTACCTGAAGATGTTTTAGGTAAATTAGGGTCAGACCTTGCTGCAAATTACGAACAATATAAATCTTCTAGAAAAGATTGGGAAGATACTTACACAAAAGGTTTAGATCTTTTAGGATTTAAATATGAAAATCCAACACAACCATTTCAAGGTGCATCGGGTGCAACTCACCCTGTGTTAGCAGAAGCGGTTACACAATTTCAAGCACAAGCATATAAAGAATTATTACCTGCATCAGGTCCCGTACATACAAGAATAGTTGGACTTGCTGACAGAGCGAGAGAAGAACAGTCTCAACGTGTAAAAGAATTCATGAACTATCAGCTCATGGACGTGATGAAGGAGTATGAACCCGAGTTCGATCAAATGCTTTTTTATCTCCCTCTTAGTGGCTCTGCTTTTAAGAAAGTTTATTACGATGAACTTCTTGGCAGAGCCGTTTCAAAATTCGTACCGGCAGATGATTTAGTTGTGCCTTACACTGCAACTTCTTTAGAAGATGCAGAGTCTGTTATTCACGTAATTAAAATGTCAGAAAACGAATTAAGAAAAAAACAAGTGTCAGGTTTTTATAGAGATATAGAATTAACACCTGGCTATAATCAAGAAACAGAAGTAGAGAAAAAAGAAAGAGAACTAGAAGGTGTAAGAAAAACTAGAGACGAAGACATTTTTACAATTTTAGAAATACACCAAGATTTAGACATCGAAGGTTTTGAAGACAAAGACTCAACAGGAGAACCAACAGGAATTAAACTTCCGTACATTGTAACTCTTGAAATGGGTGGCAGAGAAATATTATCAATTAGAAGAAACTATCAAGCAGAAGATCCACAAAAACTTAAGATAGATTATTTTGTGCATTTTAAATTTTTACCTGGAATGGGTTTCTATGGTTTTGGTTTAATTCATATGATCGGTGGTTTGTCTAGAACTGCAACTACTGCTTTACGTCAATTGTTAGACGCAGGAACTTTAAGTAATTTACCGGCAGGATTTAAACAAAGGGGAATCCGTGTCAGAGACGAGGCTCAAGCTATACAGCCTGGCGAATTTAGAGATGTTGATGCACCTGGTGGAAGTATCAGAGATGCATTTATGCCTTTACCATTTAAAGAACCATCAGCAACATTGTTGCAACTGATGGGGATTGTAGTAAATGCAGGACAACGATTCGCCGCCATAGCTGACATGCAGGTCGGTGACGGCAACCAGCAGGCAGCTGTTGGTACGACCATAGCCCTCTTAGAGCGTGGCTCCAGGGTCATGTCAGCCATACATAAAAGATTGTATGTGGCGATGAAAAATGAATTTCAATTATTAGCAGGGGTTTACAAAACATACCTTCCACAAGAATATCCTTACGATGTTGTTGGTGGTCAAAGAAATATTAAACAATTAGATTTTGATGATAAGGTAGATATCATACCTGTAGCTGATCCAAATATATTTTCACAGTCACAAAGAATTAGTTTAGCTCAAACAGAATTACAACTTGCAATGTCAAATCCACAAATGCATAATTTGTACGAAGCATTTCACGCGATGTACACAGCAATCGGTGTAAAAAACATAGACAAAGTCTTGCCACCACCGCAACAACCACAACCAATGGACCCGGCTGCAGAAAATATTTTAGCGATGTCAGGAAAACCTTTTCAAGCTTTCAAAGGTCAAGATCACAGAGCACATATAACTACTCACTTAAATTTTATGGCAACTAACATTGCAAGAAACGCACCACCAATTATGGGAGCGTTAGAAAAAAATATATTTGAACACATTTCTTTAATGGCACAAGAGCAATTAGAAGTAGAGTTTAGAGAAGAGATAATGCAATTAACACAAATGCAACAGATGGTTCAACAAAATCCAATGTTACAACAAGATCCTCAGTACCAACAACAAATTATGACTATGTCAATGAGTCTTGAATCTAGAAAAGCAAAATTAATTGCAGAGATGACTCAAGAATTTAAAGAAGAAGAAAACAAAATCATGGGTGGTTTTAATAATGATCCTGTTGCACAACTAAAAGCAAGAGAATTAGACTTAAGAGCCATGAATGATGCTGCCAAACGTGATCAAGATCAAGAAAAAATTGATTTAGATCGTTCTAAACAGCTAATGGGCCAACAACAATTTGATGAAAAACTAGATCAGAACGAAGAATTGGCACAATTAAGAGCAAATACATCATTAACTAAGCAAGCAATGTCTCAATCCGCTAAAATGGAGAACGATTTAATGAAAATGGTTGATGTAGAGATCTTGAAAGGTCCAAAAAGATAATATAAGGAGAAACTATGACAAAAAATAATATAAAAAACCCAAAAATAACTCCAGAGTTGGGTGCAGACAAGGACGGAATGCAAAAAGGTGGTGAAATCATCCAAGCAACTGATCCTTTTACGTCTCAAACTGTGGAAGTTAAAGGTACTCGAAGAATGAGACCTGACAAGAAGCCTGTAAAAGCAACTTGGTATTAAATTATGTGGTTATCGGCAATAAAATTAGCCGTCTCTGCAGGAAGTAAGATTTATGCTAATAAGCAGAGGGCAAAAGTCGCTATGTCTGATGCACAATTGTTGCATGCAGAGCGTCAAGCTCGAGGTGAGGAAGCTTACCAGGGAAAATTGTTAGAAGCACGTCAAAACGACTATAAGGACGAGTTCGTTTTGGTAATTTTAAGTGCGCCCATAATTGTGCTTGCTTGGGGGGTCTTTTCGGACGATCCGGTGGCGTTAGACAAAGTAAAAATTTTCTTTGAGCATTTCGCAGCACTGCCGACCTGGTTCAGTTCACTCTGGATCCTTGTAGTTGGTTCAATTTTTGGTATAAAGGGTACACAAATATTTAGGAACGGTAAAAAATAATGAGCAAAAAATCTAGAAAAAGAAATAGAAGAATTTTAGGAGCTTTAGCTGCTTTAGGAACTGGTTTAGCTTTAGCTAACAGAGGCAAAGGAACAGAAATGTCAAATGTTAGTGTTGATAGCGGAAGAGGAAGTGGTTTAAGACCAACGGTTGATGATGTAGAGTTTAAAGAATCAATTGTATCTACTCCAACTAGAACTAAAACTACTATTATGGATAGCATGCCTGCTAAACCTAAGAAAAATCCGTTATCTAAAAGAGTAACTGACAAAGGTGAAGTTTATACAATTAAAAGTGCCAGTGAAGGTGTCCCTAAAAAAATAGGAAATAAAAAATCTATGTTTGTTGGAGATAAATATATTTATCAAGATGGCAAACCGTATACTAAAGGAAAATTTGGAACTTTTGCAGCTAGAAATAAAAAACCAGCTATGTTAAGTTCCGACATGACATATACTGCGCCTATTCCAAATATATTACAAGGCGTGCCTGAATCAGCTTTGATGGCTAAAAAAGGCGGTAGAATAGTTAAAGGTAAAAAAACAGCAGTGAGAACAGGAGCTGCAAAACGTGGCTTCGGAAGAGCATTTAAAGGAGGAAAATAAAATGGCAAACCCAAACTATAATAAACAAACTACACAACCTAGAACTAAGCTAATGGGTGGTGGTACAGCTAGAAGAGATATGAGATCTGGTTATTATCCATCAGACATGGGCATGGCAGGTGGTGCTATGATGAAAAAAGGTGGTCGAGTTAAGAAAAAGAAACAAGGCTACAAAGATAGAAAAGATGAGTCTATTGCTATGAGAATCAAAAAGAAAAGAAGTAAAAAACAACTTAAAGCTTCTGCTAATGAGTCTTATGGTAAGTTCGGATCTAAAGCTAAAAAATCTGGAAAAATAAATAAATAGGAAATATATGCCCGGAACAATGATGAAAAGACCCATGATGAATAAAGGTGGGAAATCTTTAAAACCAGTTAAACCATCTCAAAAAGGTTTAAAAAAATTACCTAAAAAAGTTAGAAATAAAATGGGTTATATGAAAAAAGGTGGGAAGGTAAAATAATGTCTCGTCCTGGTTTATATGCAAACATTCATGCTAAAAGAAAGCGTGGTGGTAAAATGAGAAAGAAGGGAGCAAAAGGTGCTCCGACTGCAGCTAATTTTGCAAGAGCAAAACAAACAGCGAGAAAAAAATAATGACCAAACTTTGTCCTAGAGGTAAAGCGGCAGCGAAACGAAAATTTGACGTGTACCCGTCGGCGTATGCAAACGCATATGCTAGTAGAATTTGTGCAGGTAAAATTAAAGATCCATCTGGAGTTAAAAGAAAAGATTTTAAAGGTCCTAAAAAAGCTATGGGCGGTAGAATCAGAAAAGCAGGTGGTGGTCTTATGGAAGCTACAGCTAGATTAAAAAGACAGGGTTTAAAAAAGGGTGGAAACGCTTTTGTTGCTAGAGGATGCGGAGCTATCATGTCTGATAGATCTAAATTAACTAAAGTAGTTTAACACCATGGCTAAAAATGGTCTTGATAAATGGTTCAAACAAAAATGGGTAGACATTGGTTCCAAGAAAAAAGATGGTTCATTTTCAAAATGTGGCCGTTCAAAACAAAAATCAGACGCGAAGAGGAAGTATCCAAAATGCGTCCCACTTGCAAAAGCCACACGGATGAGCGACTCGCAAAGGGCGAGTGCTGTCAAACGAAAACGATCGGTAGCTCAGGGTGTGGGCGGTAAACCAACCAACGTTGCAACATTTGCAAAACGTAAAAAAATGAGTTTCGGAGGTAGGGTGTGAGTAGACAACAAGATAACATGCCTGCTAGAAATAAAACAAATTTTAGATCAACAAAATCTGGTGCGGGTATGACAGCTAAAGGTGTAGCTGCGTACAGAAGAAAAAATCCAGGGTCAAAATTAAAAACAGCGGTCACTGGCAAAGTCAAACCAGGATCTAAAGCTGCTAAAAGACGTAAATCATACTGCGCGAGAAGTGCAGGACAAATGAAGAAGTTTCCAAAAGCTGCAAAAGATCCTAATTCAAGACTAAGGCAGGCGCGTAGAAGATGGAAATGTTAAATGGCTGATCCTAAAGTAGGTACAGGTAAAAAACCAAAAGGTTCAGGAAGGAGGTTATACACAGATGAGAATCCGAGAGACACTGTCAGCATTAAGTTTAAAACTCCATTGGATGCGAAGAAAACTGTTGCGAAAGTTAAAAAGATTTCAAAACCGTTTGCGAGGAAAATTCAGATATTAACTGTTGGAGAACAGCGTGCCAAGGTTATGGGTAAATCAAAAGTCGCTGCAATTTTTAAGAAAGGTAAGGAGACAATAAGAAATGCGAAGAGCAATAATAGAAGCGTTAAGAGCTAAGTATGAAGCTGAAATTGCACATGCTGATGCAACTGCAAATATCTATTTAGAAAACAGTGTTGGTATTGGAGAGCATCCACAACACATAGAAGAAGTAGATAAACAATTAGAAAAAATTGCAAATGCAAAAGAAAAGTTAGCAGTTTTAGATGAGTTTGAACCCGAAAAAGGAGCGGTATTATAATGCCATTAACAGATAAAGGTAAAAAAATAATGAAATCTATGAAGAAAAAATATGGCAAGAAAAAAGGTGAAACTGTATTTTATGCTTCAAAAAATAAAGGAACAATAAAAAATGTTGATAGGAAGAGAGGAAAATAATGGATGAGTTAACGTTTATAGAAAAAGTAAGAAGGATTATAAAAATGAGGCATGATGATGTTATATCTGCGATGGCCTCAGGAGGTGTTGACAATATGGAGAAATACCAATATATGTTAGGACAGATACGAACGTATCAATATTTAAATCAGGAAATATCCACCCTGCTAGATAAAAAGGAGCAAAAAGAAAATGAAGGAACAGTCGTCGATATTAAAACCAAAAAATGATCTTATTGGTTTAAAAAAATCAGAATCTCAAAAACTTCCTAAACCAACAGGTTGGAGACTTTTAGTTTTACCTTTTAAACAAAAAGAGAAAACGAAAGGTGGAGTAATATTAGCAGATGAAACATTAGAAAGATCACAAGTAGCATCAACTTGTGGTTTAATTTTAGACATGGGACCACACTGCTATGATAAAGAAAGATACCCAGAGGGTCCCTGGTGTAAAAAAGGTGATTGGATTGTATTCGCAAGATATGCAGGATCACGAATTAAAATAGATGGGGGTGAGATAAGACTTCTTAATGATGATGAAGTTTTAGCAACCGTGGATAACCCCGAAGATATATTCCACGAATTTTAATCATAGAGGAGAAAAACTATGCCAGACAATGAAAAAACAGTTGAACTTGATACATCACTAGGTGGTGCCAATGTTCAGTTGCAACAAGATGAAAAAGAAATAGATAAGACATATGAGAACGAGGTAAAAAAGAACGATGAAGAAAATGTTACGTACGATAATCAGCCCAATGACACATCTGAGAAATCTAACGAGCAGCAATCTGATAGGCAACTCAGTGCCGAGGGAGGAACTGCAGAGAAGAGCGTTGATGAGAAAGGGAGTGATAAACAACCAGACGACGCTAAAGCAGTTGAAGAATACTCTGAAGGAGTCAAAAAAAGAATAGCAAAACTTACTAAGAAAATGCGTGAGGCCGAAAGGCAAAAAGAAGAAGCTTTACGTTACGCTCAAAGTATTAAAAAAGAACGAGATCAGTTTGAAACTAGATCTCAATCTTTAGATAAAGATTATGCTGTTGAGATGGAGAATAGAATTTCTGGTCAACTAGCTGCAGCTCAAGCGAAACTTGCAGCAGCAAGAACCAATGAAGACTCTAAAGCTGAAGTAGAGGCTTTAACAGCTATTTCCCAATTAGGTTATGAACAAGGTAAATTAGCAGAAATAAAAACCCAGCATCAAATGCAGGAGACAGCTGATAAAGAAAAACCTCAAACAGTCCAACAACCAACACAACAATTAGCCCCTAGAGATCCAAGAGCAGAATCTTGGGCTGAAAAAAATGAATGGTTTGGTAAAGATAATGCTATGACTTATACAGCGTTTGATTTACATAGAAAATTAACAGAAGAAGAGGGTTTAGACCCTCAATCTGACGAATATTATGCGGAGATTGACAAGAGAATAAGACTTGAATTCCCCCATAAATTTGATAAACCTGTTGATGAAAAAACTACTAGTAAACCTACACAAACAGTTGCATCTGCAACGCGTAGTTCAAAGACCGGTAGCAACAACAAAACTGTGAGACTCACTTCCTCACAGGTCGCAATAGCGAGAAAATTAAGAGTGCCATTAGAAGAGTATGCGAAACAACTTATGAACACGAAGGAGGAATAGGCATATGGAAAAAACAAACCAAACTCGTGCGAGCCAAAGTAAAACTGATTCTACGAAAGTAAAATCACAAGCAGCAATGGTAAAACCAAAAACTGTTTCAACACCTTGGACTCCACCATCATTCTTAGATACGCCCAACGCGCCAGAAGGATTTAGACACAGATGGGTCAGGGTAGAAGTCAGAGGATTCGTGGATACGAAAAACATACAAGGACGCTTAAGGTCCGGGTATGAGTTAGTAAGAGCCGATGAATATCCAGAAGACGACTTCCCAACAATCGGAGAAGGCAAATACGCAGGGGTGATCGGGCATGGCGGCCTAGTGCTGACTAGGGTACCGGAAGAGATCGCAAGGTCAAGAGAAGAGTATTATAGAAAACAATCTCAAGACCAGCAAACAGCAATTGATAACGATCTTATGAAGGAGCAGCATAAGGGTATGCCTATCGATATTGATAGACAAACTCGTACAACCTTCGGTGGCAAGAAGAGTTAAAAATTTTTAACAAATCAACCCAGCGAATAATATAAACCGTACTGGAGGCCCGCAAGGGCAGGTACATAAGGAGAAACGACTATGGCTAACGCGTCAACAACTGGGTTCGGTTTTAGACCCATTAAAAAAGTTGGTCAGAATTATAATAACGAAGGGTTGAGTGAGTACTCAGTCGCAGCTTCATCTGCTTTAATTTCGCACGCAGCAATGGTGCAATTAACTGCGGATGGTGTAGTGCTTGCGTCTGGTAATACAGATGAAAACAATTTGGGTGTACTCAACGGCGTTTTTTATACTGATGCTGACACTAATAAACCAACGTTTGCAAACTTTTCAAAAGCAAGTAACACTGCTACTGATATTGTTGCATTCGTTAACGATGATCCTGCAAACGTCTATGAAATCATGTCTGCGGACACTGCTTTCAACCAAAATGAAGTAGGCGGATGTGCGGATCAAGTAGTTGCTGTGGGAACTACTCCGTTGTTTATTTCGAAATCAAAAATTTCGGCTACAACGGGAGCTTCTATAGCACAATTAAAAATCCTAGGGGTTTCCAGAGATCCTGATCATTCTGATACATCTGCTGAGGGCTTTGCTCTTAGAGTTATCATTAATGAGCACATTCTTGGAAACAACGTGGCAGGTATATAAGGAGGTTATAAACTATGGCTATATCACGTAATCAACTAGTTAAAGAACTAGAGCCAGGTTTGAACGCCTTGTTCGGCCTGGAATACAAACAGTATGAAAATCAGCACGCTGAAATTTATACTACTGAGACATCTGACAGAGCTTTCGAAGAGGAAGTTATGTTATCAGGATTTGCTCAAGCTCAAGTGAAACCAGAAGGTTCAGCTGTTACTTACGAGAACGCTCAAGAAACTTTCACAGCTAGATACACTAACGAGACAATCGCTCTCGCTTTTGCTATCACTGAGGAAGCTATTGAAGACAACTTGTACGACAGACTGGCTTCTAGATACACAAAAGCTTTAGCAAGATCTATGGCTCAAACTAAACAAGTAAAAGCAGTAGCTCCATTAAACAATGGTTTACCATCTGGTTCATTCACATCAGGTGACGGTGTAACTTTATTCAACACTGCTCACCCAACTGTGGCTGGAACTTTCAGTAACACATTGTCAACTGCAGCAGACTTAAACGAAACTTCATTAGAGCAAGCAATGATTGACATTGCAGCGCTAACTGATGAAAGAGGTTTAAAAATTGCAGCTAAAGCTACTAAGATGATCATTCCATCGCAACTACAATTCACAGCTGAAAGACTTATGGCTTCTGCTGGTAGAGTTGGAACTGCTGATAATGATATCAACGCAATAAGAAGCATGGGGATGATTCCTCAAGGCTACTCTGTTAATAATTTCTTAACAGACACAGATGCGTTCTACATTATCACAGACGTGCCAAATGGTATGAAACATTTCGAAAGATCTCCATTGACTACTAAAATGGAAGGTGACTTCGATACTGGTAACGTAAGATACAAAGCTAGAGAAAGATACGTCTTCGGCGTTTCTGACCCTAGAGGTATTTTTGCATCACCAGGTGCTTAATACGTAATTTTTGTGGCGGGACATAGTCTCGCCACAATTAAGACATAGAAAGGAAAAATGTCCCCTAAACAATTCAGAATCCAGATATATGCATATCGATATTATACAGATTTTATTATAGAAAGCCTTGACGGACCATTAGATATAGAAAACTCAATAGTTGACAGATTGGGAAAAGGTGATATAAAATGGGAGTCTCTTGGAGAAATGATGGATCCAAGAGTTAAAAGAATAACTTATGAGGAAGTTATCGATGGAGAACATGATGCAACATCTACAGGACCTTTACGTAAAAAAGAAGGGTCTGGATCTCGAATGGGAGCAGGAGCATCTTAAAGAGGGTAGGTATACTCTCGATATGGTTAAGATTGACAGAAAAGTCAGAGAAGTAATTAGCCATATTAAAATTGCAGAAGCTAAAAAAGAGCATATGCAAAATAAGATTGAAGGATCTGCACCTCAAGTTTCAGTAGCTACTTAATAAAAAGCTACATCGTTGGAAAAATCCAATCCACATCACAGGCCCTCTTGCGCTCTTTATAAATCTAGTATACAAAGAATTCACTATACAAATTATTAATATTTCACATAGACGCGTATAGTCGACGGCCAAGAGACTATGTGATCTAAACTTGGAGGATATAATTATGGCAAACACTACGTTTCAAGGACCAGTAACATCCAAAAATGGATTTATTACTACAGGTCCGGCTAATGTTGTAGATGCTGATTCAAGCGTTGCATTAACAGTTGCTACTCATGCGGGTAGAATTGTACACAATAATGCTGCTGGAGCAGTAACTTACACATTACCAGCAATCAATGCTAACTCTGATTCTGCAGTTGCAGGACCAGGAGCAGATCTAAACAATCTAAGTAACATAGGTGCAACTTTTGAAATTTTTGCATCCATTACTAAGACTGGAGATCTTGTTGTACAAGTTGCAAATGCTAACGATGTTATGGTTGGAGGAGCAAAATTTATTGATGACTCTTCTGACAACATGGTTGGTTTTGAAACTGTTGCAGCATCAGACACTATTACTTTAAACGGTAGTACAACTGGTGGTGTAACTTTTGCAAAAGTTACGTGTACTGCAATTAGTTCTACTCAATGGAAAGTTGATGTAGAGTCTGGTTGTACTAGTACACCAGCAACACCGTTTAGCGCGGCAGTAAGCTAATAAATAATTAATGTGGGGCTTTAGCCCCACATTTTAATTTAAGGAGAATAATAATGGCAGCAAAGACTGACATACAAGCAACGAGATCTGATGCAGCGGCGGGTGCAACTGCAATCATAGCTCCACCAGTAAGATTAAGAGGTATAATTATTGCTTCTGACGGTGGTGGTGCAGGTGTTTTGGAACTTACAACAACGTCAAACTCAGGAACAACTTTGTTTCTTGCAGACGTCCCAACAGGAGATGTAATTAATTTTAACTTTCCTGAAGATGGAATTTTATTTCCAAAAGGAATTTTTTGTAAGACTAAAACAAATATCGCTGCTTATACTTTATTGACAGACAAATTTTCTGGTCCAAATCTAAGCTAGGGGGTTTGAGTGGCTAACGTTACTTCTAGTTCTTATGTTTTTGATAAGAACCTAAGCATTGATGAAATAATTGAAGATGCGTACGAACGTATCGGTATTCAAGGAGTCTCTGGCTATCAATTAAAAACAGCTAAGAGGTCCTTGAATATTTTATTTTCTGAGTGGGGAAACAGAGGTCTTCATTTTTGGGAAGTAAAAAATCAAAACGTAAAATTAGTTAGTGGCCAAGCTGTATACACTTTTTTTAGATCACCTTCTGATGGTGCATCTGAAGGAATATCTACTACTATATCATCAAGTATCAACTCAAGTGTAACCACAGTTCCTGTTGCATCTGTTACAGGAATGCCAACCGTGGGAGGAATAATTACTATAAATAGTGAACAAATTTCTTACACAGGAATATCTAGTTTAAATTTAACAGGATGCACTAGAGGAGTAAACGGTAGCACTGCAGCTTCCCATACTTCTGGCGATACTGTTACTCAGTTTCCTAATGGAATGACAGACATACAAGAAGCAAATTATAGAATAGCTTCCACAAGTGTTGATACTCCAATGACAAAAATAAGCAGATCTCAATACCAGGGATTTTCTAATAAAACAGACACAGGAACTCCTACACAATATTGGGTTCAAAGATTTATAGACAAAGTTACAATGACTTTATATTTAACTCCTGGTGCTTCAGAAGCAGGTAATTTTATTAATTTTTATTATACAAAAAGAATTGATGACGTAGGTGCATATACAAACGCAACTGACGTTCCATACAGATTTGTGCCGTGTATGATTTCAGGACTATCTTATTACTTAGCTGTAAAATACGCACCACAAAGGGTACAAGAATTAAAATTATTATATGAAGATGAGTTACTAAGAGCAGAAGATGAAGATGGTTCTTCTAATTCTACATATATATCTCCTAAAATTTACTATCCTGGTATCGGTTAATGGCTGTTTTTTCACAAGGTAAATATGCTTTAGCTATTTCTGATAGGTCGGGTATGGCTTTTCCATATAACGAAATGGTTAGAGAATGGAACGGTGCCCTGGTTCACGTTTCAGAATACGAACCTAAGCAACCACAATTAGATCCTACGCCTACAAGTGCAGACCCACAAGCTTTACAAAGAGCAAGACCTGCAAGAACAGAATTTAATACACAAGATTTTTTACCTTTTAATCCTTTTACAACTGCATCTAACACAACTTTAACAGTTTCTTTTCCATTCAGCAGACTAGAAGTTGACGATGTTTTAAGATTTGAAGATGTTAAAGAAGCTGTTGGTGGTGTTTCAATTGCAAATTTACAGATACAAACAACTTTAAGTGCAAATATTACTAGCTCTGCCACTACAGTATCTTTGACTGATGGATCTAATTTTCCAAGTTCTGGTTTTATCATGATACAAAAAGTTTTAACATCTAGTGACACATCAAATCCTTTAGAGGTTGGAATGTTTCAAAATGAAATTATTGAGTACACAGGGAGATCTAGCAATGATTTAACTGGATGCACTCGTGGCACCTCTTCCAAATACAGAGGATATACACCACCAGCTACAACCGCAGGAAGCCACAGCTCAGGGGCCAAAGTATTTGGTTCTTTCAAGGTTGCTTCTTTGGTAGAAACAAGTTATGTTAACGATGCTAACACTACAGTTACAGAAAAAAATAGTTTTACTGTGACTTTACCGAGTGCAGCAACGAGTACAGCAACAGGAGGAGGATTTAATTGCGTAATAAGTCCTCTTAATATAGAGAGTTTATAATGTCAGGACTAAGTGCATCAGGATTAAAAACACAAATTAGAAGCTACACAGAAGTAGATGATACCGTATTAACAGATTCTGTATTAGAAAATATTATTTTAAATGCTCAACAAAGAATTATGATGGACTTACCCATCGATGCAGATAGACATGTTCAGGAAGGTACCTTAGTTGCTAACGATAATACTATTAATGCACCTGCAGGATGTTTGTTTGTCAGAGGTATAGAAGTATTTAATTCAACAGCCAACACTGAGGGCAACGGATCTTGGTTAGAAAAGAAAGATCAGTCTTATCTATCAGAGTTCGTTGACAGAAAATTTGGTCCTTCCGGCGAAATACAGGCTCCTACAGATACAACAAACTCTGTTACAGGGTTTCCTAAGTATTATGCTATGTTTGGAGGTGCTACAGGGCTTTCAGACACGACTTCTGGTGGTATGTATTTTGCTCCTACACCTGATCAAAATTACATGTTTAGAGTATATTATAATAAAGTACCGGTATTATTAGAGGGCACTAATACTAATTATATTAGTTTAAACTTTCCACAAGGACTGCTGTATTGCTGTTTAGCAGAGGCATATGGTTTTTTAAAAGGTCCAACAGATATGTTGACATTATATGAACAAAAGTATAAGAATGCAGTACAACAGTTTGCAGCAATGCAAGTTGGTAGACGAAGAAGAGACGATTACACTGACGGAACAGTTAGAATCAAAGTCCCTTCACCGTCACCATAAACAGGAGAAAAATTATGGCAATAACATCGGCAATTTGTAATAGCTTCAAAAACGAGCTGCTAACAGCTACACACAATTTCAACGCTACAGGCGGAAACACTTTTAGGATTGCATTGTACACTAGTTCTGCAACTTTAGGAGCAGGAACAACTGCATATACAACATCTGAAGAAATTACAGGAACTGGGTATACTGCTAAAGGAGCTGCTTTAACTAACATCACTCCGTCTTTAGATGGATCAACAGCATGTGTTGATTTTGATGATGTGAGTTTTACTTCATCTTCTTTTACAGCTAACGGATGTTTAATATTTAATGACACTGCAACAGGAGATCCTGCAGTTTGTGCAGTGGCTTTCGGTGGAGATAAAACAGTTTCTTCTGGAACTTTTACAATTCAATTTCCTGCTAAGGCAGCTACAACAGCTATAGTTAGAATAGCATAAGGAGTAAGTCCTTATGGCTAATACTTGGAACGAATCCGGTACTACCTGGTCCCAAGGTAACTGGGGTGAACAGAATAATTTTACCCTAACTCTTACAGCACCTACTACACTTACATCCTCACTTGGAACTTTAGTAACTTATCCTGAACAAGGATGGGGAAGAGATGATTATGGCCAAGAGCCGTGGGGCGAAAGCTTTGATCCAACTATTCAATTAGGTAGTGCAGGCGAATTAACAACAGCTGTAGGAAGTGTAACAGCCTTTCCTGAACAAGGATGGGGTGGTGATACATGGGGATTTGAAAACTGGGGTGAAAATGCAACTACTGTTTTTGTAGACGTATCATCTAGCGGAGTAGCGACAACAAATGTTGGTTCAATATCTCCTACAGAAATGGTACTTGGACCAACTGGTCAATCTTCAACATCATCTGTTGGAGCACCTGGTTTATTATTTGGACCAGGAAGTTTATCTTTATCCGGAGTTTCAGCAACAACAAGTGTTGGATCTCTTTTAACAGGGATCATTGTTCCATTAACTGCACCTAGTAATTTAGCATCTTCTGTAGGATCAATTGCACCTGCAGATGTAGTAGGAATAAGTGGACTTTCAACAACATCTAGCGTAGGCTCAATGTTGGTAGATGATTCACAATTAGTTACACTAACAGCACCTTCTCCAGCAACTGTCTCTGTAGGATCTATTATTGTAGAAATAGGTGTTCCATTAACTGCACCTAGTAATTTAACTGGTTCCGTAGGCGCAATTGCACCTGCAGATGTAATAGGATTAGAAGGACAACAAGCAACAACAGAATTAAGCGCAGTAGGTTTAGGTAGTATAGGATACAAAGATATTGACATAACGGGCAATACTTCGTATACAGACGTAAATCATGCTGCTTAGTGAATTTAAGGAGAAAATAATATGGCATCAACATATACTGCGCTTGGCGTAGAATTAATGGCAACCGGTGAAAATGCCGGAACTTGGGGAACAAAAACTAATACTAATTTAAGCATTATTGAACAGATATCTGGAGGTTTTACACAACAGTCAATAGCTGGTGGCGCTCAAACTACTACTCTTTCTGTTTCTGATGGATCAACTGGTGCAGTTCTTGCACACAGAATGATTGAGTTCACAGGATCTATTACAGGAAACCAAATTGTTACAATACCTTTAGATGTTCAAACATTTTATTTTTTAAGAAATTCAACTTCAGGAGCATATACAGTACAGTTTAAATATGTGACTGGGTCTGGTGATTCTTTTACTTTTTCAACAACAGACAAAGGCGATCAATTAATATTTGCATCAGCTAATGATGGAACTAATCCAGACATTATTACTTTAGGTTTTAACGATGGTGACGTAACACTTACTGGAACTCAAACTTTAACAAACAAAACTTTAACATCACCTAAAATTGGTACTTCTATTTTAGATACTAATGGTAACGAACTAGCTTTACTTACAGCTACAAGTTCAGCGGTAAATGAATTTACAGTTGCTAATGCTGCAACTGGTAATGGTCCAACTTTATCATCAACTGGTGGTGATACAAATATCGATATTAATGTAACACCAAAAGGAACAGGAGACGTTGTTCTTGCAGGTGATACTGTAAAAGTTGGTGACTCTGGAGCGGCAGCAGTTCTAACCTCAAACGGAGCTGGAACTTTAACAGTCACGACTGGTGGCACAGAAAACTTAGTATTAAATACTAACAGTGGAACGGCTTCAGGTGCTATTACAATCACCGACGCAGCTAACCAAGATATTTTAATTACCCCTAATGGCTATGGTAGAGCAACTTTTGATGGTCAAGGTAAAATTCAAAGTGTTGCAGAAAAAGTTACAATTGAAGCTACGGCAGCCACAGGGACTGTTAACTACGATGTTCTAACACAAGCTGTTTGGTATTTCACAAGTAACGCTTCAGCGGATTGGACAATCAATATTAGAGGGGACGGTTCTACTACATTAAATAGTATTATGGACACCGGAGAATCAATAACTGTTGCACATTTAGTAACTATTGGTGGATCTGAGTATAGAAATAGTGCTGTTCAAGTAGATGGCTCAAGTATAACACCTGAGTATCAAGGCGGATCTGCACCAACAGAAGGAAATACTAACTCAATCGACTCCTATACATATACTATAATTAAAACAGGCGACGCTGCATTTACAGCTTTAGCATCTTTAACGCAGTACGCATAATAGGGGAGATATAGAATATGCCTTTAATAGCAACAAGAGGCGCAGCATCTTCAAGAGGTTTTGGCCAACAACAAGGCGGCAGAGGTCCTTATGATGTCAACTGGCTGGTAGCAGCGGGTGGATCTGCAGGTTCAAATTTATCAGGAGGATCAGGAGGAGCTGGTGGATACAGAACTGGAACTCTAACTATCGTACCATCAACATCATATCCAGTAGTAGTGGGTGCGGGATCAAGCGGTGTAGGAGCTAATTCAAGACCACCTAATGGCAGTAATAGTACTTTTGGACCTTTCTCTTCCACTGGTGGAGGAGCGGGCGGACATGAGTCTAGTCGTAATGGATCATCTGGAGGATCTGGCGGAGGAGCTGGAGATTCGGGAGGAGGATCGGGCGGATCTGGAAACGCGGGTGGTTATAGTCCATCTGAAGGTTCAAGTGGATCACCAGGTGGACCGGGCGGCGGTATTAATGGTACAGGATCAGGCGCTTCACAAAGTAATAGTATAACCGGATCATCGGTTAATTACGCTGGCGGTGGAAATAAGAACGGTGGCTCATCAGCAGCTCCTAATAATACGGGACATGGAGGAAACGGTGCTCACTGGGGATCAACAAGTAACGGAGCTCCAGGGACAGTAGTAATTAGTTATTCAGGACCACAACAAGGGACGGGAGGAACTGTAAGTAGTTCAGGTGGTAACACAATACACCACTACACTTCAACAGGTTCTTCTTCGTACGTAGGGTAATCATGACAACTAGATTTGCAGAAATAAAAACTTCAAATAACGAAGTTATAAGAGTAATTGAAGAAGAGGATGTAATTAACGGAGTTGATGTTAAAAGTAATCCTGGAGATACTTCAGTTGAAACATATCTTTCAACTATTGTAGCTCAAGATTCTTTTATACTTTCTCAAAATGGAGGAGTTTACCCAGATACTTTTTGGAAACAAAGCAGAGCTTATGATGATGTCGGCAATTGGAGAAGAAAAATTGCAAACATTTCTGATATTTGGGACCCTGTAGGTGAAACATTTACAAGCCAAAGAAATGGTGCTCCTGCTAGTTATGTTTTAAACACAACAACTGGAATATATGAACCACCTGTTGCATATCAAATAGTAGACACAGGAGGCCTATTAGTAAGTTGGGAAGAAGATAATTTAAGATTTGTATTAAGAGAGACAGCAGATGGACCTGCAGTTAAGTATTGGGATCCATCTAGTTCTACATATATAGATATATAGAAAGGATTTATGCAACTGATTGATCAGTGTAGGGTATACCCTAGGGCTATTCCCGAAAGAATATGTAAGTATATTATAGATGAAGGGTTACAAACTAGACCTATTAAAGGAGAGACTGGTTTGTCTGCAGATACAAAACAATCTCCATTTTTAAATAAAAATAAATCTTTTAAAAAAATAAGAGACTCAAAAGTTTCATTTTTTAAAGATCATAGATGGATTAATATTTTAATTAATCCTTATATATTTGATGCTAATAAACAATCACAATGGAATTTTGATATATCAGATAACGAATCATTTCAATTTACTAAATACGATGTAAGTGAACATTATGATTGGCATCAAGATTGTTTTAAAGACTCTTTTCCTCAAGGACATGAGTATGCTGGGTTGTATAGAAAGCTTTCTTTTTCTCTTGTCTTATCAGATAAAAAGAAATATAAAGGAGGAGATCTATGTTTTTCGTACATAGACAACCAAATGAAAAAGAAAGAAATTAAACATAATTTAGAAATAGGGACGTTGGTAGTGTTTCCATCTTTTGTGTGGCACAAAGTTGAACCTATTACTAAAGGAACCAGGTTCTCTTTGGTGGGCTGGTATTTAGGAGATAAATTTAAATGATAAAGATTAATACTATATTTATGCCTTATGTAGAATACACTGTTAAAGGTCATAAAAAAGCTAAGAAAAAAATACAAGGACTGTTAAAGAAAAGTTCTTTTGAACCTGTAATAAACACACAGATGCATCTTAGTCAAACAGACTATCTTATACCCTGGACTGTTCCAAGACCCTATCAAGTTGAATTAATTAAATTGTTAGACCCACCTATTCAATACATGACAAAATCTTTGGGATACTTATCCGTTGATGTCCCCAACTTATTTTATGTTAATATGAAAAAAAACGATGCCACAGATTGGGGAACATACAATTGCAATTTTGTAGGAGTATATGCTTTTGATATGCCTGATAAAAAGTTTGAATTAAAATGGTTTAACTCAATAGAGAAAAAAGTAAATGTCCTTACTATAAAAGAGGGGGACATATTATTTTTTCCAAGTTATTTAAGTCACGCTATAATGAACCTTGGTAAGACTAAATCGTTATTTGTTTTTTCTTTAAATTTTTCTAAAGGACAGAATATAGAAAGATGGCAGGAAGATGTGGAAAAAAAATAAATACGCTATTGTAAAACAAGCGCTATCTAAAGAACTCTGTGGGTTTGCTTATCAACATTTATTAATGAAAAAGAAAGTAGCCGATTGTTTATTTGCAAACAAAGACATACCTTATTTTTCTAAAGAGTGGGGACACTACTCTGACCCCCAAGTTCCAAACACTTACGTATGTTATTCGGATTTAGTTATGGAACAAATCCTAACAAAAATAAAACCTTTAATAGAAAAAAAGGTTGGAGTTAAAGTAATAGAAACTTATTCTTTTGTTAGATTGTATAAAAAATATGACATCTTAGCAAAACACATAGACAGATTTTCTTGTGAATATTCTGCTACTTTAAACTTAGGTGGAGACCCTTGGCCATTTCATTTAATTTCAAATAAAAAACAAGTCACAATTAATTTAAAACCAGGAGACTTATTAATTTACAAAGGATGTAAGCTACCTCATTGGCGAGATGTTTTTTTAGGCACACAGTGTGGACAGACTTTTCTTCATTATAACGATGCTAGAGATAAAAACCTTTGGGACAAAAGACCTTGCCTTGGATATCCTTATCCACCCAACTACGATGAAAATCCAAAAAAATGAATAGTATATTTATTCATGCTAGTCACCATGGGTCTATAACTATTGTTAGTGATAACGAAATTATTGTGCATGCACAACTAGATAGGTTTAACAGATATAAGAACTCCGGTCTTCCTAGTTATTTAGTTATAGAAAAAATATTAGGTCTTAAGATAAAGTTTGATAAAGTTTTTATTACATTCCTACAAAACCAAAATCATTTTAAAGAGTGGATGTCTTTTTTAAAACAATTTAACATAATTAATAAAGATACTGAAGTAATGTATGATTTTAGAAATCACCATCTTTATCATGCGTATTCCTCTAGATATGTATATGCTAGTGCGTGGGATTTTATTGTGTGTGATGAATCTGGTGCAGAGAATGAAACAGAAAGTTTTTATCAAAAAATGAATGATCAAATGTTTATAAAAAGATCTCAAATAACTACACTAGATAAAACAAACATTGGTCACCTATATTCTAAATATACATTGGACATTGGTTTTGATTTATTTGAAGAGGGAAAGACAATGGCCTTAGCTAGTTATGGAAAGGTAGATGACAAACTATATAATCAAATATACAACAACTACTGTTTAACTTATTCACCTTCTAGTTTATCGGATAAAGATACTGCTGCCACGATACAGAAAGTATTTGAAGATCACACGTTTGATTTGTTTAAGATGTGGACACATCAGTACTCACACAGATATTCTTTTGTTTGCCTTAGTGGTGGTTTTGCACAAAACATTGTTAACAATACAAAGCTTCAAGACAATGTTTTTAATGTTATATTGCCAGATCCGTTTAATGGAGATTTTGGAATTAGTTTAGGTGCAGCTAATTATTACAATCAATTAAAACCATACAAAGGTATTTACATAGGGTTTAATCAATCACTAGATACTTTTATGTTTAAAAAGGTAATAGATGTTAATTATAATGATGTAGCTAAAATACTTTTAAAAGAACCTGTGGCTATATTTCAAAGTAAATCAGAACAAGGTCAAAGAGCGTTAGGCAACAGATCTTTATTAATGAATCCATTAGATAAGGACTGTGTGGCTAAAGTAAATAAAATAAAAAAGAGAGAATGGTTTAGACCTTTTGCTGGAACTGTATTAAATGAAAGCAAAGACAAATATTTTGAAATTCCTATAATAGAAGGTTACGAAATATCCAATCCATATATGATGTTTATGTTTAAAACAAAAGATAAACGTTTAAAAAACATATCTTCTGTAGATGGTTACAGTAGAATTCAAACATTATCTATTGATTTTAATAAACATTACTATAAATTAATAAAAGAATTCGAAAGCTTAAGTAATCTACCTATTGTTTTAAACACTAGTTTAAATATGCCTGGTCATACAATTGTAGAAACTTTAGATGACGTTAAAGAAATGATGAATAAAACAGAACTAAAATATTGTTACTTACCAGAGGTAGGTAAATTAATTGTAAATGATTAAAAATATAATTGTATTGGGAGGTGGGTCTGCTGGATGGATGACAGCAGCAACTTTGTGTAAACGTTTTCCTACAAAAAATATTACTGTTATAGAATCTCCAAACACACCTACAGTCGGTGTGGGAGAAAGCACACTAGGTCAAATAAAAAACTGGACATCTTTTATAGGTTTAGATGAAAAGTCTTTTATAAAAGCAACTGGTGCTTCTTTAAAGCTAAGTATAAAATTTACAGACTTCTATAAAAAAGGAACTCACTTTCATTATCCATTTGGTGGTGCACACATTAAAGGCAACATTAATGAAACTAATGATTGGTGGTTTAAAAAAATTCTTTATCCTAAAACTAAACAAACAGATTTTGCAGATACAATGTATCCCGCAATGGCTCTGGTAAATCAAAACAAAATGACTGACGAACCAATACACGAGCTGCCTTTTAATTATCACACAGATACCGCATATCATTTTGATGCAACTAAATTTGGTATTTGGTTAAGAGATTATTTCTGTAAACCAAAAGGTGTTAAACATGTTGTAGAGGACATTGACGATATAAAAACAAACAAAGACGGCATAGTGTCATTAAACAAACACAAGGCTGATTTGTATATAGATTGTACAGGATTTAAATCATTGCTTTTAGATAAGACAATGAAGATACCATTTGAGTCATACTCTGATCTATTGCCTAACGATACAGCGTGGGCTACTAGAATGCCTTACAAGAACAAGAAAAAAGAATTAGTTCCTTATACAAACTGTACGGCTTTAAAAAATGGATGGGTATGGAATATACCCTTGTGGGCTAGAGTAGGAACTGGTTATGTATTTTCTAAAAAATTTACCACAGAAGAAAAAGCCTTAAAAGAATTTAAAGATCACTTAAAAAATAAAACAGATGTTAGCAAATTAGAGTTTAGAAAGATAGATATGCGTGTTGGTATTCATAACCAATTATGGGTTAAGAATGTTGTAGGCATTGGTTTGTCGGCAGGATTTATAGAGCCATTAGAAAGTAATGGTTTATTTTCTGTGCATGAATTTTTACATCATTTATGTAGGGTTTTAGAGAGAGGAGAAGTTAATCAATTAGACAAGGATTCTTTTACACATATATGCAAATTAACATTTAAAAATTTTGCAGAGTTTGTAGCTTTGCACTATGCCTTTACCGTTAGAGAAGACAGTGAGTATTGGAGATACCAAAAAAACAAACAATGGTCCAGTAGTATAATTAATTTAAAAAATGATTATCAAAATGGTTTACTACAATCAGTTAGGGGAAAGTTTATTGATTTTCAGTTTCCACTTAACTCTGGTTTATCTGCAATAAGTGCAGGTTTTAATTGGGCTCCATGTGATGAGTCTTCTATCTGTTACAACAATTATTCTTCTGAAGTAAAAGGAAGAGAAATATGGGAATCACAAATTAAAAACCTTGAAAGAAGAAAAAAAATATGGGACAACAGTGTTAAAGATCTACCCAGTCTTTACGATTTTTTGAAAGATAAATTTTATGAGTCAGACGCATAAGTTTTTTCCTACGTGTGTTTATGTAGAGGAAGATTGTTTAAATCAACAACAAATAAAAAAAGCAATTAATTTGTCTAATAAGATATCTAAAAAAATACCGGACACTAAAAATCCTTTTATTAATCAAACCTATAGCACCATAAGAACATATGATATTGTTAAAGACTCAAGTTTTAATTTTGTTACAGAAAAAATAACAAAACATGTTAATCTATACAACAAAGAATTTTTATCTAAATATACATACCAACCTTTAGGAGGATGGATAAACATATATAGTAAAACATTTCACTATCAAGAAGCGCACATTCATGCACACTCTACTTATAGTGCGGTATTGTTTTTACAATCTAATGAATATTCTTCTCCGTTATATTTCGAAAACCCTAATTCAGAAATGACGCCACCACACGAAAGAGAAGGATTTAATGACATGACTTACAACACAGTAAACTTTAAACCTATACCTGGACAACTACTAATCTTTAGGTCAGATATTAGACACTTTGTTCCACCAAGTTTAAAAGAAAACAAACGAATGACTCTATCTTATAATTACTAATGCTAGTTCCAAATATAATAGCTGATAATTTTTTTGATGATTGTGATGACATTATAAAAATTGCTAATTCATTACCTTATAAACCGGACCCAGAAGGTAAATGGCCTGGTGTAAGATCAGAACCGTTAGAGCTAGTAAACAGAGTTTTATGGACCAAGGTATGTAAAAAAGTAATCTCTTTAATGTACCCAACTGATAACTACGATATGTCGTGGGATGGAACTTTTACTTTTCAAAAAATTAAAATGGATAAGAAAGAAAAAGAATTTACAGAAGGCTGGGTTCACCATGATCATCCTTATTTGTTTACTGTTATGATCTATCTTTCAGATCACACGGATGTAGGAACATCAATAGCTTTGCCAAAATCTTTAACTTCATATGTTAAACATGTACCTATTAAAAACATGAGAAATAGAACAGGTAAAGCACCTGAGTTTAGAGAAAAACTGTTAGACAACAACAGTCAGTTTGAAGAAAGCATTAGAGTAAACTCTAAGAAAAACAGGGTGTTTATTTTTGATTCTTCTCAATATCATTTTGCTCACAATATGGTTAGTAAACAAGACAAAGGGGATAGGCTTACTTTAGTTGGTTTTTTTAATGATTTAAAACTTGATAAAGGAATAAGGTGGGGTATACCTGAGATGAAAAAGAACCAAGAGATGTAATTTTTTTAACATTGAATCTTGGCACTACTTATATATAGTGAGATAATGCTACAAAAACTAGGTTTTTTACCGGGATTCAACAAACAAGTCACTGAAACAGGGGCCGAAGGTCAATGGTTTGATGGTGATAATGTTCGTTTTAGATATGGCACACCTGAGAAAATAGGTGGTTGGTCACAACTAGGACAAGATAAACTGACCGGTGCAGGCAGAGCATTGCATCACTTTGATGATAATGCAGGTATTAAATACGCAGCCATAGGAACAAATAAAATTTTATATGTTTATTCTGGTGGGACTTACTATGATATACACCCTATTAGAACTACACTTACGGGCTGTACTTTTACCAGCACATCTTCTTCAACAACTGTAACAATAAACACAGTTACCTCTCATGGTTTAATAGAAGATGATATTGTTTTATTTGACAGTGTAAGTGGATTGACCGGATCAACTTATACCAATGCATCTTTTGAAGACATAAAATTTATGGTGACGTCGGTTCCGTCTTTTAATACTTTTACTGTTACCATGGCATCTGCAGAATCAGGGACGCCTTTGAGTGCAGCAGGATCTGCATCTGTATTAGCTTATTATCATGTTGGCCCTTCACAACAACTAGGTGGTTTTGGTTGGGGTACTGCAAACTATGGTGGAACTGCAAACGGACCAGCAACTAGCACGTTGTCCACTGCATTAACTGACACAACTACGACGAACATTGTGTTAGCCAGCACCACAGCGTTCCCATCATCTGGAGAAATAAGAATAGGGACTGAAGACATTAGTTTTACAAATAACGATACGTCCACGGGAACTTTAAGTGGTGGAGCAAGAGGAGTAAACGGAACAACAAAGGCCACTCACAGTGCCGGAGTGACAGTAACCAATATATCTGACTTTGTAGCTTGGGGTGATGCGTCGTCTGCTGACTTTACTATTGATCCGGGCTTATGGGTATTAGATAATTTTGGAACAAAACTTATTGCATTAATTTATAACGGAGCATGCTTTGAATGGGATGCAGCCGCCGGAGGAGCAACATCAACAAGAGCAACTATCATACCAAATGCACCAACTGCTTCTCGTCATGTATTGGTATCTACGCCAGACAGACACTTAGTATTTTTTGGAACAGAGACGACTGTAGGAACGTCATCTACACAAGACGATATGTTCATACGATTCTCTTCTCAAGAAAGTATTGATCAAACAGATTCATACACAGTCACTGCAACCAACACCGCAGGCACACAGAGATTAGCTGATGGTTCTAAAATTATGGGAGCTATTAAAGGTAGAGACTCTATTTATGTTTGGACCGACACAGCATTATTTCTTATGAAGTTTGTAGGTCAACCGTTTACATTTGCATTTGAACAAGTTGGTACTAACTGTGGATTAATAGGTAAGAACGCATGTGTAGAAGTCGATGGTTCTTCTTATTGGATGTCAGAAAATGGTTTCTTTACTTACGATGGTCAGTTAAGATCCATGCCTTGTTTAGTAGAAGATCATGTATACGATGACATCAACACTGTAGCCAGAGATTTAATTAACTGTGGTTTAAACAATTTGTTTGGAGAAATAAACTGGTTCTATTGTCAAAATGGATCTAATGTAATTGACAGGGTAGTAACTTATAACTACCTAGACTCTTCAAGTAAAAGACCTATATGGACTACAGGAACTTTACCTAGAGCAGCGTGGAAAGATTCTTCTGTGTTTGCAAAACCACATGCAACTTTTTATGATTCTAGTAGTAACACCTCTTATGATGTTGTTGGAAACACTGATGGCTGTACGATATACTATGAACACGAAACAGGGACCGATCAAGTAAACGCTGGTGGTGTAGTCACGGCTGTAATAGGAACTATTACATCAGGAGATTTTGACATTACACAGAGACGAAGTTCAACAGGTCAAACTTTAGGAGCCCCTGATTTAAGAGGAGACGGAGAATATATAATGAGAATTAGTAGGTTTATACCAGATTTTATTAATCAGGTTGGAAATACACAAGTAAGTTTTACAACTCAAAACTTTCCAAACAGTTCCCAAACTACAACAGATTTTACAATCTCGTCTTCGACTACAAAACGAGATACAAGATTAAGAGCAAGATCAATCGCTATGAAAGTTGCTAACACAACTTCTGGAGAAGATTGGAAGTTAGGTACGTTTAGATTAGATATACATCCGGGAGGTAGAAGATAATGGCTAGTTTATATGATTTTGGATTTAATCCAAGAACTATGTTTATAGATGAAGAAGGTCAAATAAGATTAAAAAACCCGGACGAAGCTAGAGCTATGTTAGCTGCAAATGAACCTAATTTTGATTTGACCAACTACATAATGTCTACAAAAAATCAAAACAACGAACCTGTTTTTTCAAATCCAGGAGAAGCAGAATTAGAACCTACTTTTCAAGGTAATTATGGGGATTCAAACGATGGGTTTATAGATGCACCTGATGCAAAAAATAAATTTAATATATTAGAGTTTCTTCCGTTTGGAGAAAAATCTCTTTCTGGTTCTCTTTTAAGAGGTATTGGAAGTTTAGTACCAAAAATGGATCCACGTCAATCAGCCCTTAGAGAATTTTATGGAGTTGATGATATAGGTAGAGTATCAAGTGGATTAATGAAAGATTACAATCCTGTATCGGGTGGTGGTTTGTATACATTAACGGGCGGTAAGTTTGGTGAACCACCAACTTATGGTCTACAAAATGCTTATCAAAAAAGAATGGATAGAATAGAAAAAACTTTAACGGGTGATAAATATGGATTAGATCAAGATGCCATAAATGCTATCTATGCAGGAACATATGATGAAGAAGACGATAACTTTGACACTAGTCTAATAAAAAGATTACAAGATTTAAACGCAGCTAAGGCTGCAGAGCTTGAAATAATACAGGCAAATACTCCTGGGGATTCAAACGATGGGTTTATAGATACATCATCACAGGATAATAAAGGTGGTAAAAAATATATAGGTGGAGGAGGTTCTGGAGTTCCTGATCAGATTGGTGGCAATCAATTTAAAGGAGACTCAGGCCCAACAACTCAACAAGAAGCGGACTATGGTTATGCGAGTGATTATGGTTTTAAAAGAGGGGGACTAGCAAGTTTATTATAATGGCAAAAATAGTAGAATCATTAACTAGAGCAGAACCAGAATACAATCAAACTAACCTACAGTCATTGGTTAGGGATTTAGATTCTGTAATTACAAAATTAAACACCTCATTTCAAGATGAGGTAAAACAAGAGATAGAAGCTAAACTCTTCTTCTTGGAGGGATAATGGCTGTAGTAAATCAATTTAAATTTTTTGGTGTAGATAATGTAACGTCAAGTTCTGCTCAGACTATGTTTGGCACTACAACTGTAGCTGGAGTATCTAAACAAAACCCATTAGTAAGCGAAACATACATAGTAAAGTCAATACAGGTTACATCTGCAGGCACTCCCACGGTGACCGTAATAAATAACTCAATAACAACTATTAAAACAGCAGCTTTAACAGCTAATGTTACACAAGAATTACTGACCCAACCGTTGGTAGTAGAGGGAAACACAACACTAACAGTAACTTCTAGCACAACAGACTCATTTGATGTTGCTATTAGTTATCTTAATATAAAAAAGGATAGCATAGACTAATGAAAACACTAGAACCAGCAAAAGTAGAAACAACATATAGACACAAAAAAACTGGACAGATTTTTAAGGAAAGAAAAGACTGGGAAAAGAGAGGTTTTAAGGACGAAGAAATGGCTCAAGACGTAACAGTCTTAATGCCGCCTCTTGATTTACTGAGTAAAACAAAGTAAAACGAAGAATTAAGGTAAAAATATGGCAATATCTCGAATGCAAGAACCCAGACAATTATACGGACTAGGAAGCCTTGTAAAAAAGGCAACTAGAGGTATTAAAAAAATTGCTAAAAGTCCAATAGGTAAGGCTGCTTTGTTTGCTGCAGGTGCCTATGGTCTAGGTGCTTTGGGTGCAGCAGGAAAAGGCGGTTTTTTAAAACAACTGGCGGCAGGTCGATCTAATTTTGGACTACAAAATATTTTGAGTGGTGCAGGTAGATTAGCTTTTGGTCTTAAAGATGGAAAAGGTTTAGCCGGTCAAGGTTTGTTTGGAACTAAAGGTGCATTTTCACCTAAAAGATCTTTTCTTACAGCTGGACTTGCAGCATCAGCACTGCCGTTTTTTATGGGTGGTGAAGAAGAAGTAGAAGAAGTCGATATGTTAGATCCTGTAGCAGTTAGACAAAGAGCTGTAGATTTTTATAGACAAAATCAAACACCAGAAGAATCAGGTTTATTTTTTATGCCTGACAAAAGATTTGTTAGTCCTAATTTTTATGCTGCAGAAGGTGGCTTAGCTAATTTGAATAATCGTGTTGGTTTTTTTAAAGGTGCACTAGCTTCTGGAGAAGATATATCTCCAGGCACAGACGTAAAAGGAAATATTAGAAATGATAATCCATTTACTGGTGATAAAGGAGACACACCAATTTTTACACCATCTATTAACGAACCAACTCTTGTAGCAGATGCACTTACATTACCAACTGAAGGACAAGGTAAGTTTAATTTAATGCAATTAAAAAAATTAAAAGACGCTGGGTATGATCCAGATGAAGTCGAAGAAGGTGGATACGGTGAAGATCTTATAAGGGCTTTAGAGTTAGACCCTTTTGTAGCAGCTGACGGTGGTCGTGCAGGTTATGCTAAGGGTAAATCAGTGATAGATGAAGAGGACGAAGAAGATGTAAGTTCTTTTGGCATGTACAGAAAAATGCCTAAAACTTTTTTAAACATGGGTGGTGATGCAGGAAATCAACAAGCCCAACAAGTGCTCATGATGGAGTATGTAAAATATAAGAACAAAGGTGGTGACATGTCTTTTGAACAATTTGTAAAAGCAGTAATGCAACAAGCTGCACCAGAAGGTGCGGGTATGGAACAACCAAGAGCCATGGCTCAGGATGGTGGTATTATGAATACAGAGGAAGCAGAAGAACTTATTGACATGGGTGGCATGGAAAAAGATTATAGAAACGAAGGTGGTTTTGTAGCAATTGGCGGCAAAGAAAGAGCAGATGACGTGCCAGCAAGATTATCTAAAAATGAATTTGTATTTACAGCAGATGCTGTTAGAAACGCTGGAGGCGGAGACATAGACAAAGGCGCAGAAGTTATGGAAAATTTAATGAAAAATTTAGAAGAAGGTGGAGAAGTTTCTGAAGATTCACAAGGCCTAGAAGGGGCACAAAGAATGTATGAACAACAACAAATGTTACAATCGAGGGTAATATAATGGCAGTACCAGATTATTTAGAAGACGTAGTAAAAGATTATACCACACAAGCCACAGCTGCTTTTCAAGCGCCGCTTCAAACAGACAAATTTACTGGTAGACAATTTGTTGCTGGTGAAGATCCGTTACAAACACAAGCAATAGGATTAGCAACACAAGGTGTTGGATCCTACGCACCATTTTTAACAGCAGCGCAAGCTGCACAAGCAGCCTCTGCAAATCAAGTTGGCGGAGCTGCACAAACAGCAGGTGGTCTAGGAGCATTGACCGGGGCTCAGGCATATCAACCTTTTATGTCACCTTATCAAACACAGGTTATTGACGAAACTTTAAGACAGTTCGATCAATCAAGAATCGGGGACAGAAGATCTATACAAGACGCTGCAGTCTCATCGGGTAACTTCGGTGGTGGTAGAGAGGGTGCTATGTTAGGTCAGTACGATGCTGAATCACTTGCAGGAAGAGCGGGGATCACGGCTGGTCTACTACAACAAAATTTTATGCAAGCACAGAATGCTGCACAACAAGCGTTTCAAAACCAAAGAGCAATTGGACAAGATCAATTAGGATTAGCTAATGCATACACACAACAAGGCGCTAATCAAATGGGTCTATCTAATTTTGCTAGACAAGGTATGGGTCAAGATATTTCTGCACTAGGTTCTCTTGGTGCTCTTAGAGGTGGAATGACACAAGCTCAGTTATCTGCTGATCAACAACAACTTAGAACTGCAGCTATGGAACCATATGGAAGATTAACACAATACGGGAATATTTTATCACAATTTGGTGGAGGTGTCGGTCAACAATACCAAGATTCTCCACAAACTAATCCGTTCCAATCTGCATTAAGCACAGCTCTTGGAATAGGTGGATTGTACGGAAAAATATTTGATTAATTATGAGACCATTAAATAGACCAATGTTTAGAATGGGCGGCCCTATCAAAGAGGGTGTTATGTCGGGGATCAGGGAACCTAAAAAGAATGGCGGTTCTATGCTGGCTAATGATGAGGGACCAAAAAGAGCAGCGCTTGTAGGTAACCCAATTTATCCCAAAGGACCTGATGGTAGAACAAATCACGTGCTTCCTTTTATAATAGGACAAGGATTAAGAATGGCAGCTAGACCTTTTGGTCAGTTTGTAATGAAAAGAGCAATTCCTTATGCAAGCAGAGTAAAATATAGACCTAGTAGTATGAGTTCAGGACCAGGTGGTTTTGAAAGAGGGAAAACTCTTTTTAAAAGAGGTGAAGTTTTTGAACCAAACAAATTTGGAAAAGCTTTTATAAATGATCCATTAGCTAAAACAGTAATGGGTGGCACATCTATGCTTGGTAGAGGAATTAAAGCTGGTGGTAAAGGTATTTATAATGTTGGTAAGTATGCAACTACAACTCCATCTGGATTAGCATTTTTAGGATTACCTGTTACATACCAAGCTGGTAAATATTTTTTATCTAGTGGCGAAGAAATTAAAGATCCAAATGATATTAAAAAAATAAAACAAGTAGGACCTCCAGGTGGTGGAGAAACTAGATTAGGTAGTAAAGAAGCTGTTTATGATGCTCCTAAAAAAGGTAGCGGCGTAGAATTAACTGACAAACAACTTCGTCAAAGAAAAATTGATAGGTACAGAGACATCATGGACATTAAAGGTATGAACAAAGATGCTGCGTACAATTCTTTAATAGAAGCAAGTAGATTAATTAATGAGTCTGGTGATTTTAAAGGTGATCTTAAATCTGGTAGATTAATTAATCAAATTATACAAGGCGCTAGTAAAGCATTTGATAAACCAAAAGCAACTAAAGATGCTATCGACACTCTTATACTTAAAGGTGAGATTGAAAAAGATATTAAAGCCTCTGATCCAACAGCCAAACAAAAAGCTTTATTAACTGAAAAACAAATAGAAATCGCTAATAAAACATTGGCGGGTGATAGTTTTACTGACATCATTACTGAAAGATATAAGAAAGGTAAGGTACCAAGAGGTAATGAGTTAGCTGGTATTCTTCGTGCAACAGAGGGGGTTGACGTTACAACAATTGATTCGTCTAAAATACCGTCTGATGTAGATGCACAAACATTCTTTGAGTCACAAGTCAATGAAGCTAAAACAGCAGGCACACCAGTAGCTCCTGGTTATTATGTTATAAGTGATAGAGTACTTATTGTCGACGAACAGGGTAAAGTAAGCCCTATTTTATAGGAGGGTAAATGGCTAACATTTTTGATACAACCTCATACACAAAAGATAATAAAGTTGGCACAATAGAATCTATGCTATCAGGTGTAGCGTCTGGTCTGATTGCTATACCAAAAGGTTTCTTTTCTTTAGGTGCAAGTCTTATGGATCTTGGTGTTAACAGCGGTAAAGCTGCACGAGTAGAAGCATTCTTTGACGACCTTACAGAGTTTGACGAAAAAGCAGAAGCAACAGCTGCTGGTAAAATTACAGAAGCATTAGTAAACATAGGTGTTCCTGGTGGTATTGCATTTAAAAGTGCAGCAGGTCTATCAAAAGCTGCTATGATTGCAGCTAGAAATAACAAGTATGTAAAATTAAATAATAAAAGTTTAGTAGGTGCAGCAGATGAAGCATTAGAACTTACAGCTGCAGGCAAAGGCAGACAGTTTGTTGCAGGTGCATTAGGCGGTGGTGCAGCTGAGGGTGTGTTCGTCGGTGATGCAGAAGCTATTGGTACGTTTGGTGACCTTATAGGGGGACCTACAGCAATAGATAGAAGTGAAACAGATCCAGATGCTACAAGAGAAATATTAAATAGAATTAAGTTTGGTACAGAAGGTGCATTATTTACAGGTATTCTTGGTGGTACAGGTGCAGTTATTAAAAAAATAACAAACAGGAACAAGGGACTAGACGTTGCTAACTCAAAATTAGACAGATGGATTGATACTGTTGCTTCAAAATTTAGAGCACGTAGCGGTAAAACTAAAGAATTTTTTGAGATAGAAAGAGGCACGATTGGTGCACAAGCAGCAGATGCAAACGTAGCAAGAAACTTATCAAGAGATCTTGATGTAGATATAGATAAATTATTTCCGCCTATGCGAACAGTATTTAACAAACAATCTGCAAAAGAAAGATCAGAATTTTTAGGTGAAGTAAATGATGCGTTGTTATCAGGAGAGGCAAAACTTGGTGACGATGGTATTGCAACTTTTGGAGAAATAGATCAAGCTGCTAAACAAAAAGTAATTGATAGTATAAGAAAATACGCACCTAATTCAGATGTAGCGCAAGAATTAGAAAAATCTATTCTTGGCGGTCTTTCTGTTATGAGAAGTAAATGGGCTGATTTATTTTCTAAACTAGGTGGATCATTAGATGCAACAGATATTCAAGCATTTAAATCATTGTTTGGTAACAAGTTTAAAAACTATCTTGGTTCTACCTACGATATATTTCAAGACAAAAGTATACTACCTTTCTTTAGATACAAACCAGCAGCACAAGCAATTGAAAATGCCAAGACTTTATTTAAAAGAAGTTATGCAGAAGCTAATCCTGGAAAAGTATTAGAAGATTTAGAAGCAGAACAAATTGTAAATAATGTTCTTAAAACTTCTGGTTTACCTAAAGGTATAAGAATGGATAAACCTTCTGATGCATTATTTAATATACCAGATTTTTTTGTAAACAGAACAGCGTTAGACGATGCTGTTAAAAGAAGTGGGGTGGCTAGAATATCAATTAAAGATGTAGCATCAGAAGCAGATAGACAAGTATTTGATGATTTGTTTGGTAAACAAAAAAATCCTATGCAAACTATGATAGGCGGTATGGCTAAACTATCTTTAATTACAAGACGTAATTTATTTTATGATGATCTTATAAAAAAGAATGACGAAGTTACAGAAGTTTTTAGAAATGCAGCAGATAAAAGATCAGTGGCTCAACCTATGTTTGCTAGATCGGAAGCAGAAGCGAGAGCATTCTTTGGTGATGATTTTGTCAGAGTAGAAGTTATAGATCCCGCACAAAAATTAAATGTAAACATTGCATCAGGTGCAAGTAATCCATTTGGTGATATTGCACAACCATTCTTTGCAAGACCCGGTGTTGCAGAAGCATTAAAAAACACATCATTAACCACACAAAGCTCTGGTATACTTGGTAGACTTTATGAAAGTTTAGTATTGTATCCTAAAGCTACATCACAAATAGCTAAAACAATTTTATCACCAGTCACACACTTACGTAACTTTGTAAGTGCTGGAGCTTTTGCTGCAGCAAACGGTATCTTACCAGCAGCAGACCCTGCTGCAATTAAACAAGCATACCAAGCATTACAAACAGGACTAAAGGGTACGAGACAACAAAATGATTTGTATCAAGAACTACTAGAGCTTGGTGTTGTAAACTCTAACGTAAGACTTGGAGATCTATCTAGACTACTACAAGATGTAAACTTTGGTGAGACTATGACGTCTGACAAAGGCATGAGATTATTATTAAAACCACTATCAAAATTAAAATCTGTGTCACAAGATTTATATACAGCTGAGGATGACTTTTGGAAAATATATTCTTGGGCTGTAGAAAAATCTAGACTAGAAAAAGCATACGAAAAGATTGGTGTAACAAGAGGACAATTTTTTAAACGTAATGGTGTTGACGTAAGACTTGATGAAAATTTTTTAAAACAAGAAGCAGCTGATATTGTAAGAAACAATATACCTAACTACGATTATGTCTCTGATTTTGTAAAAGGTTTAAGAAAACTACCGATTGGTAACTTCGTATCTTTCCCGGCAGAGATTGCTAGAACAGGAACTAACATTGTCAGACGTGCACTAAGAGAAATTAATGAAGAAATAACCTTAGCAGACGGAGTAACTAAAGTTAAACCTATGGAAGGTATTGGTTACACTAGATTATTTGGTTTTACGACTACAGTCGCAGCTATACCGATGGCAACAACAGCAGCATTCCAGGCCTTGTACGACGTCACAGACGAGGAGAGAGAAGCAATTAGAAGATTTGCAGCACAGTGGTCTAAAAACTCTACGCTATTACCTATTAAACAAGAAGACGGTAGTTTTAAATACATAGACTTTAGTCACGCTAATGCATACGACACATTAATTAGACCATTACAATCAATTGTTAATGCAGTGCAAGACGGCAGAACAGATGAAGATGGTATGATGGATGATTTTGCAAGAGGTCTATTCACAGCCACATCAGAATTTGGTCAACCATTTATATCAGAATCTATTTGGACTGAAGCTGCATTAGATATTATTGCAAGAGGTGGTAGAACTAGAGAAGGTGCTCAAATATACAGTGAACAAGATACAGCTGGTGATCGTAACAGTAAAATATTTGCACATTTAGTTAGAGCACAAATGCCTTTTTCATTAGATCAATTAAAAAGATTAGATCAATCTATAGAATCTGTTGACGTAATTACTAAAGGTAAATTTGATAAGTATGGTCAAGAATTTGAATTTGGTGATGAGTTTGGTGGACTGTTTGGTTTTAGAGCAGTTAATGTAAATCCTGACAGAGCAATGAATTTTAAAGTTGCAAACTTTCAAAGAGGTGTAAGGGATTCTAGATCATTATTTACTAGAATTGCATTAAAAGGTGGACCTATTGAACCAACAGAAATTGTTGATGCATACATAAATGCCAATCGTGCATTATTTAATGTAAAGAAAACATTAAAAGGTGACATGGACGCTGCAAGATTATTAAATATATCTCAAGTAGGTTTTGAAAATTCTTTAGATAGAATATCTAATGTAGAAGTTAGTTCTATAGATGAAAATATTTTTAGACCCTACAGTATTTCTAATGAAGTTGCTAATGCAATAGAAGAAAATGCAGCTAAGTTAGGTATGGCTAACCCTCTTCAAAGAGCTCTTTTTACAATAAACTCTTTAGAAGATCAAATGTCCAATGTACGTCTAACACTTTCAGAGTTCCCTGTGTTTGAAAACCCATTACAACCTATCATGCAAGACACACCACTAGGTCCTACAACACTTAACTTACCTACTATTAATAACGAAGTTGTGTCAGCACAGGTACAGGGCGGTAACTATAATAACTTGACAACACAACAGAAATTAGATTTACTATTTGGCAGAGGATAACATGGCAAAAAACGCAATACAAAAAATAGAAGAACATGAAAAACTTTGCAGAATTA